CTCGACCGAGGTGCGTTTGTACCCACACCAACTCTCTGATCCGATCGCATCGTCAATACATTGACGTTGTTGTAGAGATCGTGCGCCAAATTGATATCCAATCGCGTGCGTGAATTGTTTCCACTGCTTTCCCACCGCGCCATCGCGAACTCGGCCTTTTGTCCCTTGATCGTCCCCGCGGATGCCCCGCGCCGGCACAGATTGAGCACATGGTCCGGTGAGTTGATCGATGCGTTATCGTCGACATTGGTCACGGTCAACGGCGTCGCCGCGTGATCGAACGCCCCGTCCGTGCGCCCAGACGCGAGTGCATCGTTCACGAACGTCGAACCACCCACGTGAAGCTTTGCCAATGGTTGGCTCTGGCCCACGCCCACGTTCGATGAATCCAAAATAGTCATCGCCGGGTCTGCAAAGTTGGCACTGGACGTCGCCCGCAAATTGAGACCTTTGCCCGCGACCACGCGACTTTCGATAAACGACTCACCCACCGCCGTGTCCGTGTGGATTTTAGTCGACTTGTTCGACGCCGCGAACGCCTCGCCGAAGATCGCACCCGATGACCCGGTCAACTGAATGTTGCCGGTCACAGTTAACCTTTCTGCCGGCTGTACGTTTGCCAGCCCGAGGTTCCCGCTCGACGTCAAACGCATGCGCTCCGCGTCGAGGGTCGAGAACGCGACGCACGTGTTCGAATCTCCACCGCGCACGTCGATCTTTGCCTCGCGCGCGGTCGACGCACCCGCCTTGAGCAGAAGCGATGTGTGACTGTCGCCGGCCCCTGCATCGTTCGCGTGAATCGCCATCTGTCCGGTCGATTTGATCCCATACTCCGCGTCGTCGTCCGCGCCCGCGGTATCCCCGAGCCTAAGGCTTCCCTGAATGTGTGCCGTCTCGTTCGGAACCTGTCGCCCGACCGCGAGGTTTGACATAGAGATCAGATTGGACTGAATCACCGCATTGCCTTCCACCGTGACGACATTGGACCCGGTCGCACTCACCCGGAACTTATCCGAGACACTGATCGAATCAGCCGGTGCACTGTTTGCCACGCCAATCTTATCCGTCGCGAGAAGAATAGTGGACGATGTGTTCCCAGTCACGGCGAGCTTCGTCGCGGCGTTATCGTCGACGATGACGTTTGAGCCGATGAGTATGCCGGTGTTTGATGTCAGGGTGCCGGTAAAGAATGCATTCCCCGTGACATTCAATACATTCGAGCCAGTATCAGCTACCATGAGGTTCGATCCGACGTGCAATGTCTCCGTCGGGTGTGTGTTCGCGACTCCGACCGAATTCGACGTGTACAACTTGCCGTACACGTGCACGTTGATTTCCTCGGCCGTGATGTCATCGACGATGTCCATCGAGACTGCAGCCGCGCCGTTCGTACACCGACCGATCGCGAACTCGTCGATCCCGGGGTTCCCAGCCGCGCCAGCCGTCGCGTCGCTCGACGATTGGTGGACGTACCCTATGAACGCGTTACTCTCGTTCGCTTGGTGAAAGACGATGGCTGCATCTTGATTTGTGCCGGCATTTTGAGCGACCTCGATGATGGCATTCGTCGTCGCGATGTTATTGACCGTGTTATAGATCGCCGTCCCCGTCGAAACGAGGTTATGGCACGTCAAATCTCCCGTGATGACGAAATCACCGATCTGATTCGCGTTGCCGTCGAGAACGAGCACGTTCGAACCCACATCATCGAACAAAATGTTGGCACCGAACGACAGACCTTCGGTGGCCGTCAATTTTTGGCAGTTGACGCTACCTTGGACAAGTACTTCGTCGTCTGCGCTCGGATCTATGACGACCGTCTCATTCGCACCCCACACGGCGCGCGTCATCGTGAGCGTGTTCGACGCGCGCAGGTTCCCATCGATCTGTACTTGATTCACCGCACCGGGCGTCGTCTCGATGAAAAACACATCGGCGACGTCCACCGCGTGCGTTGGATTGGTGTTTGCGACACCGAACTGCTGCGTGACGAAGAGTTTTTCGGCCCGCGATCTCTTCTTCACGTCCAGGACGAATTCGTCCGGGGAGAGCGTGTCGTCCATGAACAGATTCGAACCGAGCTCGAAGTTATGGGTCGGGTCCAGGACATTGATTCCGATGTTTGACGTCAAAACATTCGACGCCTCGATATCGCCCGTACGGATGTTATCAAGGTTCGCGGCCTGTTGATCTTCTACTTGTTGAGGATCGAGTCTCGCCAAGTAGATCTGATCGATCTTGCCTGTGTTACCAATGAATGGCATCGTTAACTAATCTATGAACCGAAAAGAATTCCGGCAAGGCCGTCGCGTATGCGGAGCACGTTCCACGAGAGCGCGTAAACGGTGAGATTTTGATTCGCTGCGCGATCTGAACCGCACTCCACGCCCCGCAACACGATGGACGCGTCGTCGAGGCGCGAGAAGTTCACCGACCCGCTGGGGGCACACGAATCGCCGTGTAACGCGAAATGGTGCACGTAGTACCGGGTGTAGAACGGGCATTTGTTGGTCGCATCGAACTCGATGATGCCGTGCGTCGAGTGAAAGTAGTTCTGGACCGTGTGAAAATACAGAGGCGACATCTTTTCGACGATGGGCGTACCGTTGAGCAGAATATCAGCCTCTTTGAACGTGAACCTATCGTTGATGTCATCGTTCGACAAACCAGGGAACCCGAAGAAGAGGCTTCGAACCGGGTGCGAAAACGACGAGATATCGATACGATTGTCACCACCCGACTCCGTCGAGTTATCGTCGACGTGCGTCATGTCGTGATCGACCACTTGGACCTGTGGAATCAAAAAATCAATCGGCTTGGAGAGCAGCGCCTCGCGCTCGGGTGCTTCGAGGAAAATGTAATTTCCATAACACTTTGCCTGTTTTTGTGCAGCCGTGAGTCCGGCGACCACGGTCGCGTCGAAGTGAATTTTTATCTCGACTTCTGCGTACTTCAAGGCGATGAGCGGTAGAAACGAGTTGCAATCGTTAAAAAAGAAGTGGAGCGGCACGAAGTCAGTGGTGGATTGCGACATCTTGTTGTTCAGTTCCTGAGCTTTCGTCCACGTGTCCGCCAGGTACGACGGCCAAACGTCTGACATGTAATCGTAGCGGTGTGAATCTATCTTTTGGTGGCCGATCCAGAGCTCGACGGTGGATTTGTAGAAGAGATTCGTCGCGATGCCCGGGCCTTCGAACCACATGTAACTGAGCACATCGCCGGCCGATGGAATTTTGATGGTAAACACCGACGCTTCATCTGGGTTGACGGTCGTGATGAGTTTGGGCGCTTGGGCGAAATGGGTCTTTCGACTGTACTTCGTTCTGAAATGTGAGTTGCTGATATCGTCGCTCGTGAGATACCGATCGATGGGTCCCTTGGAAACCAGTGCCGTGAGTCCCGACATTTCTATTACAAAGAGCAGATTAAATTTTGAACAGGAATTCACCGCGTGGGGTCACGGATTCCTCGTCTTCGACCGCGCACGAGTGAATCTTGAAACCACCCTTTTTGTACACGCGCAATCGCTTGTAATACATCGCGTTCAATATGGACCATCGATCCACGATGTCATAGATGTGTGGGTTGTTGAGTTTTCCCTTGGTCTCGCGCATGATGCGCCCGATGGATTGGACGATGTCGGACTTCGGGGTCGCGAGTATGACCGTGTCGAGAGTTGGAATGTCGAGACCTTCGTGTGCCTGGGAGAATGTCGCGAAGATTATCTTCTTCTTCGAAGATTCCTCGAGCGCCGCCGCCTTCATCCCGCCCATGTACAGACCGGACGTTTTCTTGAAACACTGATGAAGGTGTTCACAGTGCCAGCGCCTGCTCGACAGAACGAGGAGTTGTCGCGAACCCGCTGACGCCTTTTTAATGAGATTGACGAGCATGACGTTGCGCGAACGCATCTCGACGAGCTCGGTCTCCATCGACGCGAGTGAGATTTTCCCATTCCTCGCCGCCGGTGGTGGTCCCTTATACATCTCACAATCGAATGGGGTCGGGAACACCTCGACGCCGTCCTGATTCTTGCGCTCGACGGCGAAGAACGTAGGTCCCATGAACCAGTGAAGTAACTTGGTGAGTCCGTCCTTTCGCTCGGGCGTCGCGCTGAGCCCGTAGATGTGTTTCGGGCACATCTTGAAGAGTGACTGGGAAAACACCTTGGCACATATGTGGTGCGCCTCATCGACGATGACGGTCCCGAAGGATTCGAAATCCGAGAAATTATACTCTTTGAGCGAGAGCGACTGGAGCATGGCGATCACGAAGTCACACTCAACCTCTAACTTTTCCTGTTGGATGACACCGACGGTCGCCCCTGGGACGAACTGTTTGATTCGCTCACGCCATTGATCGGCCAAAAACTGTTTATGTACGATAATCATCGTCCGGTACCGGAGCTTACACGCTATGGCCAGCGCGACTGTCGTCTT